GTTATTTCCAGAGCAACTTCATGCTAATGTGGGTGATAACGAGTCACGCCCGATTTCGCCCCTAGATTATAAACAATTACCTGAGGATTAACAACACTAAATGAGATCTAGAACATCTAATTACACAGTGGAACTATCACACAACCAAGTGTCATTTGTTCACGCTATATTACTACAATACCAGCAAGTCTGGAAAACTGATAGTCAACAATTACCAGCACATGTTGACGATTTGTTATCAACTACCTTACACCAGTTAGTAACATGCAGAGAGAAGACTTCCAAGTCGGGTTAACAATTAAGTATGATAATATCACAGGTGATATACAATTTGTTGGTGATGATTACATTACCTTTTGTGTTAGTGAGAAACCAACAACTTGTGGACATTCTTTACATCCAACCTGTAAAGTTGCAATGCTAGTGTATACTAAAGACTGGAAAGATTGTGAGTTAGTTGTTAACAACAATTACACAGAAGATTCCACACTAAGTATGTACCAGGCGCAGGAACATAGGTATTCAGATATACAGTGAGATCTCAGCGATTACACGCCTATGTAACAACAAGTGTTTTCCACAGTTTATGATACTTTTGTGGAAAACTACGCATATTAATTAAATACTTAAATAAACATATATGCGTTGTTTATGTCATTAACTGTGTGGTCACTAAATGATACTCTAAGGGGTCTAATCGTGTCATTATGATGTTGACTAAGCGAGCGTAACATGAGGATCTCACAATGTCAAATAGGGGATACACAGTTTGTAACATTCAGTCCATCAAAGTATCATGCAGTTGTTAACACATAAGACTCACACAGTTGTTGACAGTCTTATAGTATTATGTTATAATAAAGTATAACAAAAGCAGAGGTAATCATGACACTCTAAGTAACAACGAGTATTATGCAATTGGCAGTCTTAAGTAATAAGAACTGTGTGTGGCACTGATTAACAATTAGGGACAGTGTTTTTGTTCTTATGTGTTATCGTGGGGGTGCGTGATGCGTGTTTTAATAGGGTTCCTAGTTTATAAGCTATAAACGACCCAATTCGACATCTCAGTATCTCTCTAGAAAAAAAATTTCTGATATATACAAACAATGGTCAGTCCACAAATAACTGTGAAAAAATACGAGAATATAAAAGTGCCTGTGAGGGTCGATAGTGTAACCAATGAATATATTATAGCAATACCTGAGTCATATGTCAATGAACTTAACTGGTACGAAGACACTGAAGTTAATATATCACTTAACGATAACGGTCTTTACATAGAGGAAGAATGAAAACCACTTTCCATGTTTACGATGATACAGATAGTCCAGTCGAGGATTTAATTAACCTTGATGAAGATCAATTGATTAATAAGATAAAGGAAAGAGTACATAATCACGAAGATAAAGAACTTACTATAGTAAAAGTGACTGATGATGATTACTCCGATGCTAGTTACTGAAGTTGCATGGGGTCCAGAACTGTGGAAAACTAAGTTATCAGATAAAGTAATAGGGGAGTTATATAACGAATCGAATAAACTAAGAAAACCTGATGTAGATAATAAGAATGAGTGGACTAAGAAAAGTAGTCTTAAGTTTAAATCAACTACATGGATAAAAGCTTTAATAGAACCTTATGTTGACAAGTTGGGGGATGAATGGCACATTGATGATGCATGGGTAAACTATCTAACGAGTGGTATGATGAATCCTTTGCATAATCATCCACCCCATGATATGAGTTTTGTGATATACTTAGATGTACCTGAAGAGTTAAGAACGGAGCAAATACAATTTAGTAGTGTACATCCTGGCGAACCACCTGGTTCTATTATGTTCATACATAACAACGATAGAAAACATATATGTCCACAAACAGGAGACATGCTTATATTCCCATCTACATTATTACATATGGTATATCCTTTTAGATCAAATATTGAAAGAGTTGCAATTGCAGGAAACATTTACTATGGATAATGTATATACATGGGGACCACCCATATGGAAAACCAGTCTTGACGATCATATAATACAAAGGTTATTGAATGATGGAGAGAAAATAAGAAACTCGGAGGACTATAATGCTGAGAAATGGTTAGCAATGAATACGCATGATGAATGGTACTATCCTAGAAAGGTAGTAGATTGGTTCTCAAGCGAGATAAAAATAAAGGTAATAGAGTATATGAAAATATGGGCAGATCATTTAGATATAAAAGTAAACCCAGAAAGATTTAAGTTAGAGTGTAATAGTAATGAAATGAAATACCAGATTGATAGTTTATGGGTTAACTATATGCAGAAGCATGATTGCAATCCATTACATGATCATTCGGGTAATGTAAGTTTCATTGTTTATTTAAATGATGTACCTGACCTTAAGACCGAGAAACAAAGAATGAATATGACTAATAACGGACCTATACCAGGTTCTGTTATGTTCTGTCATAATGATAATAGAAAGTTTTTCTTTCCTAATAAAGGAGAGATCTTTTTATTTCCTTCTAATACACTTCATATGGTAATACCTTATAAGAGCGACCTCACTCGGATATCCGTATCAGGAAATATTCTCTTCCCTACAAATCCATATCATTGACTAAACATATATAATCTGTTATAATAATGATGTCTATTTAAACATTATGGCTAAAGGATTTACTGTTAAGGCGAAAAACCCACCTAAGAAAACAGAACAAGAATGGGACTACGATAGAGCATGGGAGATAGTTAAAGGCAAGTCAGTTGTCTTCTGTATGCCTGGTCGTGGTTGCTCATATGTTTTTCTTAAGAACTTTGTACAACTTGCATTTGATTTAGTTCAACATGGAGTTAGTATACAAATATCACAAGATTATTCATCAATGGTTAACTTTGCTAGATGCAAGTGCCTTGGTGCGAATGTCTTAAGAGGACCAGATCAAATACCTTGGGACGGCAAGCTTCAGTATGATTATCAATTATGGATTGATAGTGATATTGTATTCAATACTCAGAAGTTCCTACAACTAGTTCTTATGGAGAAGAACATAGCTGCTGGTTGGTATATGACAGAAGATGGTCAAACCACTTCCGTTGCTCACTGGTTGGATGAGGATAACTTCCGTAATAACGGAGGAGTTATGAATCATGAGACTGGTGAAACCATGACTAAGCGTAATAAACCATTTACTGTCGATTACACAGGGTTTGGATGGGTTCTTATCAAGCATGGTGTATGGGAACATGATAAGATGAAGTATCCTTGGTTCGCACCTAAGATGCAAGTCTTTGAAAGTGGAGAGGTACAGGATATGTGTGGAGAAGATGTCTCATTCTGTCTAGATGCTCTAGATGCAGGGTTTGATATCTGGTGTGACCCTCGTATCCGTGTAGGACATGAAAAGAACAGAGTTATATAATATAACCATAGAAGGAGGAGAGATCTACACAGGTCTCTCTGAAGAGCAATTCATGGATAAAATGATGGAACTGTCTTCATGTTATTATGAGACAGGATATCCATCACCCGATCTTATTACACATCAAACTTACAATGGCGAAACTGTACACAAGTCCAACGGGAACAACAATTCAGACGGTTCCAAAGAAAACTAGACAAGGGCAAGGTAAGAATACCAAATTTTCCGCTACCGCCCGTAACTCGGCTCGTAAAGCTTATAGAGGACAAGGAAAATGACTAATTTTCTGGCGGCAGCGAGTCTCGATCTCAATGAGGCATGGAATATGTCTTGGGTAGAAGGGATTCAGTTTATACTCGTACTTGCGTTTGTATACTGGTTAAAGGTAAAGATCGATACAAGGGCAGGACTTGGGAAGAAAAAGTTAAGACAGTTGAAAACTGTTATAAAGGACGCTATACTAGAGACACAGGTAAAAACAGGAAAACCATGACTAGAGATGATTTAACTCGAATTGCTAATTCTCTTGAAAGAATTGCAAACTCTTTAGAGCATCTACATATTGAATCTATTGACCATGCTCACATAGACGAAATAGATCATAACCATGTTGAAGGTGATGTTAATACTCACCAGAAAACATGGTGACTAAATAACACACACTGCTTTTTTTTAATTATGGCATCCCAACAGAGTCTTAAGTTTACCATTAAACAAGATGGTACTATTTCTGAAGAGGTAATTGGTGCAAAAGGAAACGAATGTATATTAATTACCGAAAGGATTGAAAGTAAGATTGGTGATGTAATTGCTAGAGAATTCAGTCCTGCTTTTTATGAAACAGAAGATGCTGTGGAATATGTACACGATTCAGAGGGATGTTAAATGTCGCACTTCACTACAATAAAGACTAAATTAAAAGAGCGTCTTTATTTAATTGAAGCATTAGAACTACTACAATATAATGTTAAAGAGAATCAAGAATTGGTTATTGCAAACCCAGATCACCGTGAGGATCATCCTGTGGTTCATGCGGAAATTACTATATCAGAAGATATCGGATTTCGTTGGAATGAAACGACGGAATCATATGATTTGTATTGTGATCGTGGTACTTGGAATCTTAATGTTCCAGTAGAGAGATTTGTTGATAAAGTAAATCAACAATATTCTAGAATGTCAATACATAATATAGTAAAAGAAGAAGGATTTCAAGTGTTGGAGGAGTGGGAAATGGATGATAATAGCATAGAATTAGTAGTCACTCGTTGGAATTGAGAAAATAGGGTATAAATAACCCTGATATGTATTATAAATTCGCCAATGGCGACAAAATCAAGAGGATTTAAGGATATAACCCTCGACTTTACACCAAATCCTGTAACTGGGGACTTAAATGTTCTTAAAAATGAAAGAGCTATCATGCGTTCTGTGAGAAATCTAGTGCAAACTAGAACTAAAGAACGCTTTTATAGTGATTTAGGGTCTGATGTGTATGATCTTCTTTTTGGTTTTTGTGATGTTGCGACTGGTGGGGTAATTGCAAGAGAAGTTTTAAGTCTTTTAGCAACATATGAACCACGAATTGCTAATTGTATCGTGGAAGCAGACCCAAGACCAGATAATAATGAATTTGAATTGACAATTTCATACGAAATAGTAGGACAAGAAGCTGCTTTGCAATCATTTTCATTTCTTTTAGAGGCGACTAGGTAAAAAACATGCCAGTAACCAAGTTTACCAACCTTGATTTTGATCAAATTAAGGAACAAATACGATCTTATCTAAGAGCAAACAGTAATTTTACTGATTTTGACTTTGAAGGATCAAATATGTCTATTTTAATTGACATATTAGCGTACAATACTTATATTTCAGCGTTTAATAGTAATATGGTGGTCAATGAATCCTTCTTGGATTCAGCAACACTACGAGAGAATGTGGTTTCTTTAGCAAGAAACATTGGATATGTACCCAGATCTCGTAAATCTGCTCAGGCAATCGTAAATTTTGATTTTAAATTCAATGGTGACAGTAATACTACAACTTTAAAGAAAGGTTTGGTTGCAGTTGGTGCTAAAAATGGTACTTCCTTTACATTTTCTATTCCTGAAGACCTTGTTGTCAACAGTCCAATCGATACTGGATCAAGTATTACAGTAAATCCACCAAGAACTGCTCAATTTAGGAACATTACAATATATCAAGGTATTCTTTTAAGAAAATATTTTACAGTAAATGATAGTTTAGATCAAAGATTTATATTAGATAACTCTTTTATCGATACTGATTCACTTAGAATTTTTGTAAGAAAGTCTGGATCTAGTTCTGGACTAGAATATTCTAAAATTGATAATATTACAGGTGTTAATGATAAATCAAATATCTATCTCATTCAAGAAATCAAAGATGAGAAGTATGAATTGATATTTGGTGATGGATTATTTGGTAAAAAGTTAGATAACGGTGATGTTATTGATGTTAGTTACATTATTACTGATGGAAAAGAAGGAAATGATGGTAAATTCTTCTCATTTAGTGGAGATGTCGTAAATGATGCTGGAAGTCCTCTTTCTGCATCTACAACTCCAATCATAAGTACGATTCAGACCGCTAAGGGAGGCGGTGATATCGAAGATATAGACTCTATTAAGTATATTGCACCTAGAGTCTATTCATCGCAGTACAGGGCGGTTACAGCAAGAGATTACGAAGGTATTATACAGAGTGTTTTCCCCGATACTGAGTCAGTTTCTGTTATTGGTGGTGAAGAATTGGATCCACCTGAATTTGGTACTGTAGTATTGAGCGTAAAACCTCGAAATTCTACATATTTGTCTGATTTTACCAAAGTTCAGATCTTAGATAGGTTAAAAAGTTATTCTATTGCTGGAATCAATCAAAGAATAGTCGATCTTAAGATACTTTACATAGAACTTGACACTGTTGCGTATTATAATTCAAATATTTTTAGTGATATTAATGGTTTGAAATCACAAATCGTTTCATCATTAACAAATTATGGAAAATCTACTAATTTAAATGCATTTGGTGGTAGATTTAAATATTCTGATGCATTAAATGTTATTGATGACACAAATAATGCAATTACATCAAATATTACTAGATTAATAATGAGAAGGGATTTAAAACCTGTATTTAATGCCTTTACTCAGTATGAATTATGTTTTGGTAATGCTTTTCATGTTAATCCAAATGGAAAAAATATAAAAAGTACTGGATTTACCATCGAAGGTAATTTAAACACTGTTTATTTTACAGATCTTCCACATTCAGACGGAAAAACAGGTGATCTTGCGGTAATTCAACTAACTGAACTCTCTGATGAGACTCCACCTGTGGTTTTACCTTCTGCAGGAACTGTAGATTATGTAAAAGGTGAAATAATCATCAATACAATTAATATTACGGGAACTTCTCGTGCTTCTGGACTTATTGAAATACAAGCTTATCCAGAATCCAATGATATTATTGGTTTAAAGGATATTTTCCTTCAATTGGACATGTCAAATACTAAGATAAATATCGTGAGAGACACAATATCTTCTGGACAACAAATATCTGGAATTGGATATAAAGTCACTTCTAGTTACTCTAACGGAACCATCACAAGGTCATAAAAAAGGATGATAGAAACCTATAGCCCCTTATCTTCCAGAATTAAGACATACCAAGTCGTTGGAGATCAAGCTCCAGAATTTGCTATTGCCGAAAATCCACTTCTAGAAGATTTTTTACAGCAATATTATATTTCTCAAGAATATCAAGGTGGTCCTATAGATATTGCCGAAAATATTGACAAATATATTAAACTTGACAATTTAACTAAAGATGTTATATCAGGAAATGTATCACTTGCTTCTAGTATTAGTATAACTGATGATATAGTCACTGTTTCTACTGATACTAAAGGATTTCCACAAGAATGGGGTCTTTTAAAAATTGGTGATGAAATTATTACATATAGCGGAGTAACAACCAACACTTTTACTGGATGTGTAAGAGGATTTTGTGGAATTGAGACATATCATGCACTTCATAATGCTGAAAATTTAAAATGGACACAAACTACTGCTTCTTCCCATAATTCTGGATCAGCGATACAAAATTTAAGTTCATTATTCTTACATGAGTTTTATGATAAGTTAAAAGCACAATATTCACCTGGTTTAGAAGGAGTACAGTTAAGTCCTGAACTAGATGTTAATAATTTTATAAAAGAAGCAAGAAGCTTATACGAATCAAAGGGTACTAACGAATCTTTCAAAATTTTATTCAAAGCATTGTTTGGTTTGGAACCAAAAATCAATGATCTTGAAAAATACCTTATTAAACCATCTTATGCCAATTATTTAAGAAGGGAATCTTTTGCTATACAGGTAGTTTCTGGTGATCCAAACAAACTTGTAGGGCAAACACTATTTCAGGACAATGAACCAAATAATAGAATAGTAAATGCTGCGAGTGGTCCTATTTCTGAAGTAGTACAGATTAGAGATGACTATTATCGTCTTTCAGTGTTTGTTGGATATGATGATAGAGACTTAATAGAAGGTTCTTTCGTTGTTCCAGGTAGATCACAAGTTATTGGTTCTGTTGGACTTGGTGCAACAGTTATTACTGTTGATTCTACTATTGGATTTGGACAAACTGGTACTATTGAAGTTGGTGTATCTACAGAAACTGATTATATGAGATTGGATTACACTGAAAAGACTGTAAACCAGTTTATTGGTGTAACTACAACTTCAAAGGATATTATATCAACTAAAAACATATACACACCAACTTTTGTTTATGGTTATGAAGATAATGATTTAACAAAACCTGTTATCATGAAAATAACAGGAGTTTTGAGTCAATTTAACTCACTTCAATCCTTGTATGGATTATCAATGTCTTCAAGGGTTAATGTTAAAAACCTTGGAAGGTTTGTTACTAATCCACAAACAAATAAATCCTATGAACAGGTATTTTTTAATTCTTGGATTTATAATACTAGTGCAAGGTACATAATTGATGATTTATCTGGTTCTACTTTTACTATAAAGGGAAATATTGACAAATCAAGTTTAAAGGTAGGAGATAAGATAGAATTACTAGTAAGAAACACTGAAACAATTGCTGCGTCACCATTAATTGTTACTTATGTCAATGTTACTAATAATTCTATTAGTGTATCGGGTATTTTCACAACTACTGCAGGATTTGAGTATGATATACGAAGAATACAAGAAAAAGCAACAAGTACCATCGTACCAATCATAGGTGGGCAAAATCAACTTTTAGGAGATGTTTCTAATGCTTATGTTGTAGACGCAAAAAACTCTGAGAGTGGTATAAAAGAAGGATTTGTAGCTTCTAACTCTATTCCTACATATCCAATTGATAGTGATAAAATTCATGCTACTTTAACCAATCCAACAGTATCTGGTGGATCATGGGGTGGATATAATACTTTAACTAACAAATATAGTATAATTTCTTTTACTTCAGATGTTCCATTTAGAACAGGTGAAGAGATTGCTTATGTTCCTGTTGGATCTACCATTGGTATTGGTGGATTAGATGCAGATTCTTATTTTGTAGAAGTATTATCACAAAAGAACAAAATTAAGTTATATCCATCTAGATCCTTTATTCCATCAGGAATTTCTGTAGAATTTGCTCCTCCTTCTCTTACAACAGGAATTCATGATTTTGTTAGAGTTGAACAAGCAAGAAAATCAATTTTTCCAGGTAGAACACTCAAAAGATTTATTTTATCCCAAGATTTAACCAAAGGTACTCAACAGAAGACAACTTCTGAAAGAACCTTAGATGGTAACACTGGAATGCTTGTAAATGGTGTAGAAATAACCAATTATAAATCTGACAAGTATATTTACTTTGGACCTTTAAATTCTATTGATATTGTTAATTCTGGTACTGGATATGATGTTCTTAACCCTCCATCAATAAGTATTGAGAATAGTTCAACAGGAATTAATACTGCTTATGCTAAAGTAGCTATTGCTGGAACTGTTATGGATGTATTAATTGATCCAGTTGATTTTGAAGTCAAAAAAGTTGTTTCAGTTGACATACATGGTGGAAATGGTACTGGAGCAAAAGCTCAAGCGGTAACAGAACTAGCATATAGAAAATTTACATTTAATGCAAAATCATTCTATAATGGTGGTAACATTGAACATGCTGATCAAAATAATGGTCGCTTTATAATGGATAAACCCCATTATTACAATGATGGCGATAGAGTAATTTATAGTTCAAACAATAATAGTGTTATTGGGTTACATACAGCAACTGCTGTTGGTTTTGATACTTCTTTAGTTGAAGGTCAATCATATTATGTTGGTGTTAGTAGTGAAACAATATTTAAAATTTATAGATCAAAATCTGATGCTGTTATCGGTGTTAATACTGTTGGATTTGGTACAACAGCTGCAATCTTAAATTCAGGTATTCATCAATTTAGAGATTATAACACAAAAAGGCGTATTTCGAGAGTAAGTATACTTGATCCTGGATCTAATTATACAAATAAAGAAATTTCTGTTAGTCCTTCTGGAATTAGTACAAATAGAGATTTTGTTGAATTTGTGGGTCATGGATTTAAAGATGGAGAAGTGGTACATTATGGTATATCAACGACTGCTGGTTCTACTGCGATAACAGGATTAAGCACTAATTCTCAGTATCAGATATTAACTTTAGATGGAGATAAGTTTAGACTTTGTTATTCTGGTATTGCAACAACTAGAATTCCTGATACTACAAATTATGAAAATAAAGAATATGTAAGAGTTTCCAGTAGTGGAGTAGGGTTTCAAAACTTTTTCTATCCACCTGTAACTGTTGATGTTAATGTTATCACTGATTCTGACTCTCCAGTTACTCTATCCGCTAATCCTATTGTTCGTGGTAGTGTTTTAGATGCTTTCTTATATGACGAAGGTACAGACTATGGATCTAACATTATAAATTTTGAAAAAGCACCTTCAGTAGATATAAATTACGGGCAATTTGGTCAAATTGGATTAACTATTGTTAATGGTAGAATTATCGATGCTTTTGTACAAAGTAGTGGATCAAATTATGATGGACCTCCTGATATAACTGTATCTGGAGTAGGAAGTGCTTTTGGTGCTAAACTTCGTGCTGTTATGAGTGGTAGTTCAATATCTAATGTTATTGTATTATCTGAAGGTGTTGGATATGCTACAAGCACTACAACTGTGTCTGTTAAAGCTGCAGGAGATGCTGCAACATTCTCTACAAGAGTTAGACGATTAGTTGCTAACAAGTATAGTACTAGTGGAACCTCTAATGGTGATTACCTTACACCAGTTGACGGTGGATTGTCAGTTGAGTCTGTTGCTTATGGAGCAACTGTTAGAAATTATTTCAATGATGATGGTACAGAACATTCTCCTATTATTGGATGGGCATATGATGGAAATCCAATATATGGACCATATGGTTTAAGTGACGCTGACAATATCCAGTCTGCTTCTAGAAGAATGGTATCTTCTTATAAGCTTGATTCAACAAGAGTTAATAATAGACCTTCTTTAACAGATTATGAGGCAGGATTTTTTATCGAGGATTATTACTATGATGCAAGTGGTGATTTAGATGAACATAATGGTAGATTTTGCAAAACTCCTGATTTTGAAGAAGGTGTATATGCATACTTTGCTTCTTTAGACAATAATGATGTTCCTAAGTTTCCATATTATATTGGTAACACTTTTAGAGGTTTTGCACTAAAGGTTAATACTGTAGCTGGTGAAAAAATAAAACAACAGGAATTTGATTTTGAAAATTCAAATTTAGTTAGAAATACTTTTCCATACAATATGTTTGGTGATGGAGTTGCGTATGATTTTGTATATCAACCATATAAAAAGATTCCTAATGTAGCACTACCAGATAGAATCAATGTTGGAGGGGTAGAAGATTTAAATATAAGTTCACCAGGAACAGGATATACTGTTGGGGCAAAAATTAAATTTATTGATGAAGGAACTGGTGGAAGCGGAGTATCTGCTGAAGTCAATCTTTTAAAGGGTAAAGTTGTTAATAAAATTGACACTACATTAAAATTATATGAAGATATAGTATTTGAATGGAAGAGTAATAGTATTGTTGGACATTTTGATCCATCACACGGATTAAACGCTAAAGATTTTGTTCAAGTTGCTGGTTTATCAACTAGTGTTAATAAGCTTTCAGCATCTCATACTATTAGTGTTGTAGATGTTTCAACAAACTTATTAGAAGATGACATTGTTGGGGTTGTAACTGATATTAGAGTTCAATTTATTCCATCTACAGTTTCTGCTGGTGCTACAGTTGGATTCTCTACTGTTCTTCCAAATGCAGTTGGTGTTGGTACAACTGTTGGTATTGGAACGGAAACTGCTAAAATATTAAATGTTTATAGAGATGATAGTGCATTAAGAATTCGTAGATCTGTTGGAGTTGCAACTGCAGGTGTAGTTGGATTGGGAGTATCATATTTTTCTAATCAAATTGAGATTCCATTAGTTACTGATAAATTTAAATCTAGTCCAAATAGAAAAATATATTTTAATACATCAGAATCTGTTGGATTTGGTACAACTATAGGTCAAACTATAACTAGATCATTCCAATATCTTGGAATAACTGCTGATAGGTCTATTAAGACTAAAACAATACATTTGGAAAATCATGGTCTTAAAACCAATGATACTCTTAAGTTTACAGTACCTACAGGTGGTAGTAATGTAGCATGTGCAACATCTGATGTTTATGCAGGTACATTTAATTTACCATCAACAGTTTATGCTGTAAGAAAAACTGAAGACACAATTGGAATTAAAACTACCAAATCTTCTTCTGATATTTTCTTTATTAGTGGTGGTAGTGATCATAATGATTATTTACTTGAATATACACCAACAGAACAAGTTACTGGATCTGTACAAAAAATTACTTCTACAATCCAAACTGCAGAAAATCATCAATTAAAAAATAATGATAGGATTGATTTAATAGTTCAACCAGGTCTTTCAACTGGAATTGGAACAACTACTTTTGCTACAGTCAAAGTTATTGATGAATATTTGATTATTAATCCTCTTTCTATTGATAATACTGGAATAAACACTGTTACAAATAGAATTAGTTCTTATCAGCATAATTTAGTAACTGGTGATAAAATATTATATTATGGTTCCAATCTTCCTGGTGGAATAACACAAAGAGAATATTATGTTGTTGTGGTTGATGATAATACTATACAATTAGCAAATACTTTTAAAGAAACTCAAGGAACTCCTAATGTTGTAGATATTACAAGCGTTGGATCTGGATCTTGGACTATTAATCCTATAAACCCACAACTAAGACCATTTAGAAAAAATGATCTTGTTTTTGATATGAGTGACCCTAGTTTAGTGGGTAATGATTTAAAATTCTACTATGACAATAACTTCTTTAATGAATTTGTTGGTTCTGGTACAAGTCTTGGATTTGAAATAGTAGGAGTTACTACAACATCAACTGTTGGTGTTGCATCTACCAATCCAGTTTATACAAATGAATATCATCCAACTATAAGAGTAAAATATTCAGAAACTTCTCCTAAAGTACTATACTATAGTTTGTTTACACAATCTGGTATATCTACTGCTGATGAAACAGTATTTAATGGATCTCAGATAAAATTTGTTGATAGTTCTTATACTGGGTCATATCCAATTACTAGTATTGGAGATACTACTTTTAATATTAATTTAAAATACAAACCAGAGCTATTAGCATATAATTCTTCTATTTCAGATATTACATATACTACTCAGTCATTCAATGTTACTGGTGGTATTGCTTCTACAAAAATATTCAGTAGTGGATTAAATTATGAAAGACTTCCTGGTATTTCTAGTATTGGTGATAGAGGAATAAATGCGACTGTTATTGCACAATCTACTCAAATTAATCGATTAGAGTCAATGATGGTTCCAGATGATGTATATGGATATCCATCTGATAATACACTTAGACCTGATGCTTTTGTTCCTAGAGTTGTTAATATAGACAGTTTTTCTACTATTGATCAGGTTAATGTAATCTATGGTGGTAAATTCTATATAAATGCTCCTGCACTAGTTTTATTTGATAAAGCAACTGGTGATATTATCGATAGTGGACTTATAACATGTGAATTAAGTGACTCTGCTGTCACTAGTGCAACTATTGCAGTTCCTCCTACTGGATTATCTAATAATGATTACGGAATTGCCCCAGTTAGAAATAGTAATGGTATTAGTGTTCTTAATGTACAATCTCAATCTGGAATTCTAACTTGTACGATTACTACTCCAGTTTTAGGATATATTAACGAACCAGTAGAAATTGGTGATCAAATGTTAGTGGAAGGCATTGGATTTGATGCTGGAAGTGGTGAGGGATACAATTCAGGTGATTATAAGTTTATTCCGTTTGAAGTTGTTGATTATAACGATGCAGTTAACCCAAGAGAAGTTACATTTAACTTAAATGGAATATCCACAAATCCTGGTACTGGAGCAACTGTTGCTTATGGATTTGGTCAATTAACTAATGCTAATTTTGTTGCTGAGTTTGAGGTTATTAAAGGTGCTTCTAAATTTATTGAAAATGAACCATTTAAGAGAAATAATAATCCTGTAGCAGATGTTGCTTTAGATTTTATTGATTCTAATGCTGCTGAAATTATAGTTAGTGGTGCTGAACCTTTAGAGATTAATGATATTTTAATTGGTAAACTAAGTGGATCTAGTTGTAGAGTTATTGGTATTAGAGAATTTGAAGGAAGTTTTAATATAGCATCTTCTGTTAAAACATTAGTTGGTTGGAGAGATAATGTTGGAATTATTAATGATAGTAATCAGGTTCTACCAGATAACGACTATTATCAGAATCTTTCATATGCTATTGAAAGTCCTAAGACTTATGAAGATTTAATCACATATGTTAATGATATTGTTCATCCATCTGGACTTAAGAACTTTGCCAATACAGAAGTTATGGCAAAAGGACAACCTGGCGAAACAATTGAACCTGCAGAGGATGCAGGTGGATTAGTGCTTGATTTTATAGGAGATCCTCTTAGAGTTGATTCAATATATCCTTTTGATCTTGCAAGAGATTTTGAATCTCAAGGTAATATTTCTAAATTTGTAGAATTAAGAACAACTAGACTTTCTGATTTTATTCTTAATAAAACTAACAGAGTTTTAAATATTGATGATATTAGTCCTCAGTTTGTGTCAAATGAGTCTAATGATTTAAGTGATTATAGAATTGTTGCTACTTATCCTGCAGGAAGATATTTTCAGAGATTTTTAACACAAACTGTTTTCAAAGCGGAAGATCCTAAAAAAAATCAGTATCAGTTGAATGAATTTATTTCAGTAACTATTGGTGAGAATACATATCTCCTACAAAAAATTGAAATAAAGAATTATGATCAAGTAGGTTTGTCTACTGGATATGCAACATTTGATACTCAGTATGAACCTGCAAAATCACAAACACAATTAGTTTTCCGTCCTAATGAACCATTTGATACAGATTATGAAATCAAATCACTTCAAAGTCATTTTTCAGATTCTGTAGGTGTTGGAACTTCAGCATTTGGTAATATTAGATTAGAAGGTGGAGTAGCACAAGTTTCTGCTGCAAGTACTTTGGGTATTTCCAGTACTACTAATATTTTTGAATTATCTACATCATCTAGTCAAGCAGCAGTTATACAATTCTTAGTTATATGTAATCCTGGTAGTGATATAGAAACACAAGTTGATTATTTAGAATATGCTGTTATGCATAATGGTGTTGATACATATTTGACTGAATTAGCATCATTTAACTCAAATCAAAATTTAAGTGGATTATCTAATCCTAATTTTATAGGTACAGTCACATCTAAGATTGAAAGTGGTTTACTTAAATTTGATTTTGAAAATATACGACCTCATATAGTAGATATTAAATATAAGTCTATTATAGTTGATCCTTCTACTGTTGGTGCAACTAATTACAGATTTAAGATACCATTTACACCAGATGGTACTGAAAGATCTGGAAGACTAGAAGTTTCAAATCAAGCAAAATCTGGTATTGCAACTGTTGTTGGTATAACAAGTCTTACAGATTTGTCTGTTAAGTCAACAGTTCATGTTGCTTATGGTGCAACACAATCTTTACATCAAGTTTATCTATTATCAGATCCTGAAAAGAGTCAAAGCTTTATTAGTGAGAATCCACTTGCGGCTATTGGATCTACAATGGGTATAGGTACATTTGGTTCTACTTACAGATCCGATGGTACATATGGACTCGAATTCCACCCATCTGTTTCTGGTATTGTTAGTATCACTTCTTATAATGAGATTTTATACAAAGATTTAGATCCTAATGGAACTTTATCTGGTATTGGTCAAATTAATTATGGAGAAGTGTATGAAAATATTAACCAGATGGTATACTTAGGTATTAATAATAGAAATATTAAATCATTCGATTTAAATTATCAAGGAACACCAATCTATGCTCGTGAAACAAATATTGCTGATCCTAGTGCAATAACTTATTATAGCGGTGTCTTTAGTCAAAAACACTTCTTCTCCAATTATGAGCAATTAACATATAAACCAGATTCTAATCTTATTGGAATTGGTGGTTCTGCACTTATATACAAGACTGGTGCAGGTGTAACTGGATATCTTCCAGAAGAAGTTTATTGTATCAAAGATAATAACCAACAATATAGAATTGCTTTAAGTGAAAGTGATGCAATATCAGGTGCTGGTGTAACATTCCTTGCTGGCACTGGTGCTGGTAATAAGCATAGATTCTCAATGAGAAAGAGAGATTCTAAGTCAATGATCTCTATTAGCGGTCTCGTACAAAAACCATTATCATATACCGCAATTAATTATACATTAGACGAACCTGTTGCTGGTTTTGTAACTGCATTTGTATTGAGTGGTATTTCTTCTGTTCAATCTGGAGATTTGCTTAAGATTGAAGATGAGTATTCTATTGTAAGAACAGTTGGATT